CCCCCTGCCCCCTGCGTTCGTTCGTGGGGGGCAGTTCGTTCGTTCGTGATCGGCAGTGCCCCCGTGCGCCGCGCCCCTTAGCGCGGGCGCGTGGCTAAAAACGCAACACTACCCTAAACTATAAAGTGTTACGGAAGGCATCTAATTATATACTATAATAGTAAATAAAATACAGTTGAATTCAAAATTTTTTTCACAAAATTTTTTATCTAAAAACCTTAATAGTATTATGAATTATCCAGAGGGAACGATTAGAAAAAATAAAAATGGAAGTCAGTTTATTAAAAAAGATGGTAAATGGGTATACTTAAAAAAACCCAGAGAAACATGGGATATTCCAATTGCAAAACCAAAACAGAAAGTAGTTTATAATTACCCTAAGGTAAAAATACCAGAAGGTATGAAAGAAACAAAGTATCCAGGATATTATATTACAGAAGAAGGGAAAGCATACCGCAGACCAGGAAAATACGATAGAACTGGAAAATATGGGGAGATTGATGAAAATGGGTTGATATATCTCAAACCTGCATTCAGGGGTAATCAAAGATATCCAGAGCATCGTTATGAATGTGTGAATATTTCAATTAGAGATGAAAATAATAATTACAGGCAGATTAAAAGATATATTCATCAATTAGTTGCAGAAACTTTTATAACAAATCCAAATCAATACACTGAGATTGACCATATAGACAATAATAAATTAAATAATCATTATGCAAATTTAAGATGGATCAGTCGATTTGAAAATGCCTCTGAACCAAATCACAAATCATATACGATTACAGATACAATTACAAATCAAATATGGAAAGGTCATAACTTGAGAGATTGGGTTAAAAATCATTATGACTTTATTTTTAATCGAATGAAAAATAAAAAATTATCGACAAATAAAATAGCAAGTAACCTTTCTGCAGCAAGAAGAAAACAAACAAAAATTTGGAATTTAATTGTTGAATACTGATTTTAATATATAAAATTGAAAAAGGAAAAATAAAATACAAAAAATGCAAAAAAAATTCGGAGAAATTTTTGAGTCCCTACAAGTCGATCCAATTACAGGGCAATATTATTTGACAATGCCAGAGTCAATTATTAACGAACTTTCCTGGTATGAAGACACTGAGATCTGTTTTAAAATCGAAGGAGATGAGGTCGTTCTTTCAGAAAGAAGTAATTGACATTGTATAGATAATACTGTATGATATGAAAACAATTCATCACGATTATGGCTAAAGGATTTACAGTAAAAGCAAACCCACCAGTTCAGTCTCAGCAACAAGAATGGGACTATAATCTGGCAAGAGAAATGGTAAAAGGTAAATCAATTGTATTTTGCCTTCCTGGAAGAGGTGTTTCTTACACCTATCTTAAAAGTTTCGTACAACTTTGTTTTGATTTAGTTCAGGCCGGAGCAAGTATTCAGATTTCGCAGGACTATTCATCAATGGTAAACTTTGCAAGATGCAAATGTTTAGGTGCGAATGTACTGCGAGGACCTGATCAACTTCCTTGGGATGGAAAACTGAATTACGATTGGCAACTATGGATCGATTCCGATATTGTCTTCAACACCGAAAAGTTTTGGCAACTTGTCTTAATGAATAGAGACATTGCTGCTGGTTGGTACGCCACCGAAGATGGGCATACGACCTCAGTTGCACACTGGTTAGATGAAGAAGATTTTCGTGGCAATGGTGGTGTCATGAATCATGAAACAGTTGAAAGTATCTCAAAGCGTCGGAAGCCCTTTACAGTTGATTACACTGGATTTGGATGGGTTCTGATTAAGCATGGTGTCTTTGAAAATTCGGAAATGAAGTATCCTTGGTTTGCACCAAAGATGCAAGTCTTTGAATCTGGATCAGTTCAGGATATGTGTGGAGAAGACGTATCATTCTGTTTGGATGCAAAGGAAGCAGGATTTGAAATTTGGTGCGATCCTCGCATTAGAGTCGGTCACGAAAAGACAAGAGTGATTTGATTGAATGTCTAACGAACGCTATAATATTCTGTGTAGAGGAAGAAGAATTTATTCAAATCTCACAGAAGAAGAATATTTTGATTTAATGGAAGACCTGTCGATTGAATATTATCAGACAGGTTCTCCAAATCCTCAAGAACTTGAAACTGAAATTTTATTGGAGAGTACAAATGGCTGTCAAATCAAAAGTAGGGCTGAATAAGACCTCTTATATTCCGGGTCCGCCTAAGAAATCTCGTCAGGGAGATGGAGGTGGCACTAAGTATGCTGCGTCTTCTCGTAATGGAGCACGTAAGAAGTATAGGGGGCAAGGTAAGGGGTAATGAGTTGTCTGATCACCAATTTACCAACAGTAAAGGTATGGGTTCGTAAAGAATACCTATGCGATTTTAAGGATGGATATGGTGAATTCGTAGAGGGCGTCTGGGTATGTGCTAAAAGCATACCTGGACGTGCTTTTTATTTTGAGACTTATTTGCCAGAATACGCGGCAATGTACGATAAACTGCCGATTAGTGCATTTGTTTCCAAACCAGAAACTCCAGATCCAGATTTGGACCTTCCAAATCTACAGTTTTGGAATTGTATGGACTATGGTGTGACCACAATCTGCAAAAGTATCGTCGCATCGATGGAATGGGAAGTTCGTACTCGCCACTTTGGATCGATTAAAGGATCTTACATTACAACAATTGATAATTATCACGAGTCTGTTGATGAAATTGATTGTGCCACAAGTGAACTACCTGATGAACATAAGTCATTTAACTTGATTGAGCTTGAAAACGGTCAGTTTGCCATCTATCCAAACAATCGTTGTCGGATTTATGACATTTCCATGACGCCTCAAGAGGTAAAAACTCCTAATTTTAAGGTTTCAACTAATCTTTATCAGGTTGAAAATGGAATCAAGTGGGGACGATTGGGTGATTGTAGTGATTATTTCTGGACAACCCCAGAAGAAAGGTGAAATAAATACTTTTTTACTAAAAATTGACTTGGAACAGTTTTCAATGGGAATTCATCTCCTTTTGGAGGTATATGATGTCAAATTTGATCTATTAAATGATATAATATCTCTCCAAAAAACAATGGAGAAGGGCATTAATCGTGCAAATATGACAATCTTGAATGTTTTTTCCCATTGTTTTCTTCCTCAGGGATGTACAATCGTGATTGCCCTAGCGGAAAGTCATGTTTCTTGTCATACTTGGCCCGAACAGGGATGTATTGCAATAGATGTCTATACTTGTGGAGACAAAAATCCAAAAATAATCGCAATTGAGTTGCTAAAATACCTAAATTCTGATAATTATTCACTCAAAGAAATTAATCGTTAAATAGAAGTAGGGAGATAGCAACCTCCTTTATAAAAGTTCTGTTTTATTCATTAAAACAGGAGCTAAAATGTCTAATTTACCTGCAGACAGAGATAAAGAATATATGTACTCAATGTGGGGTACTAATAAGTTAATCACGGATTATCAACCAGACCCACAAAAAAGAGTCATTCAAGAAATTATGCACGATATTGCCCCCAAGCATGATTTCAAAAAACAACATGAACTGCACGAAAAAATTCGTAATGATGCAGATTATGATGATTGGGAATATGGAACAGAACCAAGTTATGGATTTTACCATAAATCATCATAAATAAGTAAAGAAATTTTATTTCAAATGGCAGTCAAAAGGATATCAAGAGCATTTAAAGATATTAGTTTATCATTTGAACCTCATCCTATCACTAAAGATTTGCCTTCTTTGACGAATCAAAATGCAATTATACGATCAATAAGAAATTTAGTACAAACAATACCAAATGAACGATTCTTTAACCCTCTTTTGGGTTCAAATGTTCGTTCATCACTATTTGAATTTGTTGACTTTGGTACTGCATCAGTGATTAAAGATCAAATAATAAATGTAATTTCTAATTATGAGCCTAGAGTATCTGATGTTCAGGTTGAGGTAGATCCTCAACCTGATACAAATGAATTTGAAGTTACAGTCATTTTTGATATCATCGGGCAAGAAGTTCCAACACAACAATTTTCTTTCATTTTAGAGGCAACGAGATAAAATGCCTTTCACTAAGTTTTCTAATTTAGATTTTGATCAAATTAAAACTTCGATTAAAGATTACCTTCGAGCAAATTCTAACTTTACAGATTTTGACTTTGAGGGATCTAATTTTTCAGTTTTAATTGACACCTTAGCTTATAATACTTATATTACGGCATTTAATGCCAACTTATCTGTAAATGAATCATTTCTTGATTCTGCAACAGTAAGAGAAAATGTTGTTTCATTGGCAAGAAATATTGGATATGTTCCTAGATCTAGAACTGCAGCGTCATCTGTAATTTCTCTTTCAGTTTCTGTAGATCCAGAGTATAATGATACGACAATTACTCTTCAATCTGGACTTGTTTGTGTTGGATCTCAGGGAGGATCCTCATATGTATTTTCAATACCAGAAAATATTTCAAATACGGTAAAAAATGGATTGTCTACGTTCAATTCGATTGAAATTAAAGAGGGAACATTTCTCAAAAAAGAATTTACTGTAGATGGATCTTTAGATCAAAGATTTATTTTGAATAATTCTTTCATTGATTCTTCAACAATAAGAGTATATGTAAAAAATATAAGTGATACTGGGATTGGTAGACAATATCAACTTGCAGAAAATATTTTTAATATTAATTCTAACTCAGAAATATATCTTCTTCAGGAAGTAAAAGATGAAAAATATGAAATTTTGTTCGGTGATGGCATTTTCGGGAAAAAACTTGAAAATAATGCCGTAATTACAGTTACTTATATTACAACTGATGGGAAATCTGGCAACAATGTAAAGAATTTTTCTTTTTCAGGAACACTTAGAGACTCAGATAATTCAATACTTCCCACAAACAGTATTACAGTAACTACAATTCAAGGATCTCAGGGTGGATCTGATATTGAAACTATAGATTCAATTAAAGCATATGCACCTAGACTGTATTCATCTCAATACAGAGCTGTAACACCAAGAGATTACGAGTCTTTAATTAAAACACAGATCTATCCTGAAGCAGAATCGATATCTGTGGTTGGTGGAGAGGAATTAAGTCCTCCTCAGTTTGGTAGAGTATTCATCAGTATAAAACCAACCGATGGTAATTTTGTATCAGACTTTAATAAGCAGTCTATAAAAAATAAATTAAAGCAATATGTTGTTGCTGGAATTAGTCCTGAAATTATAGATCTGAAAATTTTGTATGTTGAGATTGACTCATCAATTTATTATGATTACTCACAGGTATCAAATGTAAATGATCTTAGAACTAAAATTGTCAACTCTTTAAATAGTTACTCCAAATCAACTAACTTAAATTCTTTTGGTGGAAGATTCAAATATAGTAAAGTGCTTCAAACAATTGATAATACGGATACTTCTATTACATCAAATATAACAAAAGTTATAATTCGTAGAGATTTGAAAGCTTTAATTAATAAATTATCCCAATATGAGATTTGTTATGGAAATAAATTCCATGTAAATTTTGAAGGAAAAAATATTAAGTCCACAGGTTTTACTATTTTTGGAGAAACTGAAACAGTTTATCTAACAGATACTCCAAATTCAGACTTAAAAACAGGGGTTATTTCTGTAATTAAAGATATACCAACTTATTCTACAGAACAACAAGTTTTAAAAACTCCTGTTGCAATTCAATCTGCTGGAACTGTAAATTATGAAACAGGTGAAATTTTATTAGGTTCTTTACTAATCACATCTACAGATTTGCCAAATGATATTATTGAGATACAGGCAATTCCAGAATCAAACGATGTTATAGGACTTAAAGATCTTTATCTCTCATTTGACATCTCTAAGAGCTCTATAAATATGATTAAAGATGTGATTACTTCTGGAGATGATTCTTCTGGAGTTATCTTCGCAACAAATAATTATTACAGATCAAGTTATTCAAACGGACGCTTAACGAGGTTATAATAAATGGTTGACAATGGTTTTGAATCTAGAGTTAAAGTACAACAAATTATTGGGAGTCATTTACCAGAATTTATACTAGATGAAAGTCCTAAGTTTGTAGACTTTTTAAAACAATACTATATTTCTCAAGAATATCAAAGTGGTCCTATTGATATTGTTGAAAATTTAGATCAGTATTTAAAACTTGATAATTTAATACCTGAAGTAGTTGTTGGATCAACTACTCTAACGAATAGTGTATCAAATAATTCTAATGATGTAAACTATTCTACAATTTCAGTAGAATCAACGAAAGGATTTCCAAAATCATATGGATTAATAAAAATTGATAATGAAATTATTACCTATACTGGAATAACAACAAATACATTTACAGGATGTATTAGAGGATTTTCTGGAATTACTGATTATCATGAAGAATTAAATCAAGAAAATTTAGTATTTTCTACATCTGGTGTATCTACACATGTAAATGCTTCTATAGTAACAAATTTAAGTGTACTATTTTTACAAGAATTTTATAAGAAAATAAAGTATAGTTTAACTCCCGAATTAGAAAATTTAAATTTTGTTGAAAACCTAAATGTTGGTAATTTTATAAAGGAAGCTAATACATTATATAAGACAAAAGGCACTGAAGAGTCATTTAGAATTTTATTCAATATTTTATATAACGAAACGCCAAAGATTATAAATTTAGAAGACTTTTTAATTAAACCATCCTCATCTAATTACTCTAGAAGAGAAGTATTAATTGCAGAGGCAATTTCTGGCAATCCATCGAATCTTAAAGGGCAAACCATCTATAAAAAAACAGATACTACTACATCTGCTTCTGTATCTGAAGTAGAAACTTTGAGGAGAGGAAATAAAACTTATTATAAACTTCAATTATTTGTAGGGTACGACGATTCATTTCCAACTATAACAGGATCTTTTAATATTACTGGAAGCACTAAAAATATTGATGCGATTAGTATAGGAAGTAGTGTTATAACTGTAGATTCAACTATTGGATTTTCACCTTCTGGTAAGTTATATGTTGGAGAAAATATTATATCTTATACTGAAAAAAGTATAAATCAGTTTTTTGGATGCTCTGGAATAAATTCTGGAATATCTACAGCATCTACTTTATATTCTGATGAAACATATTATGGATATGAAAATGGAGATCTTACTAAATTAGTAGAAGTAAGACTAACTGGAGTGCTTTCTGATGTTGTTATTTCAGAGCAAAAATATCCTTTTAGTGCCAGTGAAAAGATATTTGTTGGAGATATAGGGGAAGTTATTGAAAATCCTATATCTAAATCAAAAAAACAAATATTTGCAAATAGTTGGATTTATAATACTAGTTCCAGATATCAAATAGATTCTTTCCAAAGTGCGAATATTTTTACTTTAAAGAATGATATTGATAAATCTGGATTAAAAGTAGGGGATCGTATTGACTTATTATCAAGAAGTACAGATAGTATAGAAGAATCTAACTTATTAATTACAAACATTACGAATAAAATTGTAACTGTTGACAACAATTTTTCAGTAAACCCATCATTTGAATATGATATCAGAAGAAAAATTGAAAATGTTCCGGTAGAAACATCCATAGTTCCTTTTGAATATAATAATATATTTGCAAATATTCAAAATGTATATAATGAAAATGATGAGTATATGTATGTTGCATCTAATTCTTTACCTTCATATGACGTAACAGTTCCTATTTTTTCATATGATGTAATATCTGTTTCAGATCAAGATGCCACAAGTGGTTTATATTCTACCTTAAATTTTTCAGAAGAGGTATCATTTTTAACTGGATCGCAAATTTATTATAGTCCATCAGAATCAGCAATTCCAGGATTAAGTTCTGGAATATATTTTGCTCAGGTTTTAAATGGTAAAACTAAAGTAAAATTATATTCATCAAAATTTGGAATAGAAAATTCCAGTAATGTATATTTTGGCGATTTAACAGCGGGAACTCATAAGTTTATTTTATTTTCTCAGAAAGAAAATATTGTTTCCCCTCAAAAAATACTTAGAAAATTTCCAATTTCTCCGAATTTGTCTGAAAAGAATTCAAATGTAACTAAGATTGGAAAAATTGGATTATTATCTAATGGAGTTGAAATTTTAAATTATAAATCAGATCATAAAGTTTATTATGGGCCACTAAAGTCAGTTAATGTTTTGAACGGTGGTGAAGATTATGATGTAATTAATCCACCACTGATAACGGTTAATCAAGGTAGTGCTCTGGTTCAACCAATTGTTAGAGGATCTTTCAAAAAAGTTTATGTTGATCCTCAAGAGTTTGATGTTGATATTGTAGTTTCCATAAACCTAGTTGGAGGTAATGGATCTGGTGCATCTTTTGAACCAGTGGTTGAGAGAAAAAGAAGAGATATTAGTTTTGATGCGAGACAACTATCTTCAGGTGGTGGAGTAGACGTTAGTAATGAGACAATTACGTTTGAAACTTCGCATGGGCTAGTAGATGGACAGATCATTTCATATGACCCAATAAACAATATTCCTTTAGGTATCGGATCGTTTGGACAATCAAATGCAAATACACAATTATCACTGAAAAAAGATGTAGATTATGTTGCAAAATATGTGAACGATGCAACTATTCAATTATATCCATCAATATCTGACTATAAATCAGGAATTAATACAGTTGGATTTACAACTATTGGAACTTCAGGAATTCATAGATTTTATACTTTAAAAAATTCATTAACTGGGATTAAAGTCATTAATGGTGGTTCTGGATATGAAAATAGAAAACTCATAGTTTCTTCTGTTGGAGTTTCTACAGTAAATTCAACAATTTCTTTTGAAAATCATGGGTTTAAACAAGGTGATATAGTCTCATACTTAAATACTGGAACATCAATATCTGGACTAAGTACTTCAAATCAATATTATATTCATAAGATAGATGAAAATAATTTCAAATTATCTGATGCTGGAGTAGGTGCAACTATAACTACTAACTATGAGAGAGGTAAATATGTTAAATTTGAAACAACAGGAAGTGAAAATCATATTTTTAAATACCCAGATATTGTTTTAGATGTAAGTTATAGCACATCTGGAATTGGAAGTACTCAAACTAAAGGATCTATAGTTTCCACTCCAATTGTAACGGGAGAAATTGTTGGCACTTATGTTTATGATGGAGGATCTAATTATGGGTCAACAATATTAAACTATCACAAAAAACCATCAATTTCAATTAAAAATGGAAGAAATGCTCAGTTAAGTCCTGTTATTATTGATGGAAAAATTATAAGTGTTTCAATTCTATTTGGAGGTTCTGAGTATTATTCTACTCCAGAAATTGAAGTCATCGGTGATGGAATTGGTGCAATTTTACGCCCTATAGTTGAAGACAATAAGATAACCAGAGTAGTCATTATTAATAGTGGATATGGGTATTCTACTTTAAATACTAAATTAGTGGTTAAATCTAGTGGAAAAAATGCAATTTTAGATCCGCAAGTTAGAGATCTAACAGTTGATAATAATCTATTATATAATGCCACTGATGGTGAAATAATTCTTTCATCTAAAAATAATTTACAATATCTAATATCTTCATATTCTGAAAAAATTCAAAATATTTTTGGTGATGATATTGATATATATGATGACATATTTAAACACTCACCAATTATTGGATGGGCTTATGATGGTAATCCAATATATGGATCATATGGATATGAAGATCCTAAAGATAAAGATTCGCAAATAATAAAATTACATTCTGGATATGAATTAAATTCAGGTGAAGTATTAAATAGACCATCTACTTCTATATTTTCTGATGGATTTTTCATTCAGGATTATCAATTTACAAATTCTGGAGATCTTGATGAATATAATGGTAGATTTTGTGTAACTCCAGAGTTTCCAAACGGTGTTTATGCATATTTTGCAACTTCAAAAATAAACGACAACGATGATAATGTCCCAAGTTTTCCTTACTTTGTTGGTAATGAGTATAGATCTAAATTTATTGAAGAAAATCAATCCTTAGATCAATCTTTTGATTTTAATAATTCAAATTTAGTAAGAAATACTTTCCCATACAACATAAACCAGGGAAATGATTTTATTATTAATCCTAATCAATATTCAAATCCTCAAACTATTGTTTCAGCAGTTGAAAGTGGAAAAATTGATAGTTTTAATATCATTAATCCAGGAAAAGATTATAAAGTTGATGATAATCTTGTAGTAGATGAGGCAGGTACTGGCGGTGGCGGACTAATTGCAAATATATCCGAAATTTTTGGAAAAACGATAGAAAGCATTCAAACACAAACAACAGAATATGAAAATGTATTGGTTACTTGGAAAAATAATTCACAATTGAGTTTTATATTTAATTCGCCACATTATTTGAATAATTTAGATAGGGTTAATGTTGCTGGATTGTCAACAGATATTAGTAGTGCAAATGGTATACAAAAGATAGGAGTAACATCATTTACTTCAACATTATTATCAGATATTTCATCATCTGGAATTGTAACAGATGTCTATGTCTCACAAATACCAAGAAGTGTTTCTGTAGGAAGTTCTATCAAGATAGATTCTGAAATATTTAAACTTATCAATATATACGATTCTGATAATGTGATAAGAGTTTCTAGAGGACCTGGAACTTATCATACATCAAGTGCAATTGTAGAATTTTTACCAAATGAATTTACAATTGATAAAAGTGTTCAGTATTTTGATTCTTCAAAAAATGATATTGTTTATTTCAATCCATCTCAATCTATTGGTGTAGGAACAACATCAGGATCTCAAGTTAATAATACCTACACAATAGGATCAAAAACAATTAATATTTCAGTACCAACGCAAACAATATTTTTACCAGACCATCCCTTTGAAAATAATCAAAAAGTAACTTTATACGCCCCTTCACCAATATCAGTTGCTAATACTTCTGGAAGTGCTTCATTTAATTTACCATCAAGCGGAAATGAGCAGGTTGTATACGTTATTAAAAAATCAAATAGTCAGATTGGAATTGTTACTCAAATTGGATTAACAACTACTACAAATGGATTATATTTTATAAATTCTGGATCTAACGATTTCCAATATTCATTTAGAACAGACTATAGACAAATATTTGCTAGTATCGAAAAGTATGATGTTCAGGTTTCAATATCTACATATCATAATTTATCAAGTGGGGATAAAGTCAATCTTAAGGTTATTCCCAATCTTTCTGTGGGGATTGGTACTTCAAATGCTGTTAAAATAAAGTATGATACAACGTTTGAAAAGTTAGTTGCAAATCCAATTAATTTTTCATCATCTGGAATTAATACTTCTAACAGTCAGATAACTATTAATAATCATGGATTTAAAACAGGAGATAAATTAATTTACAATTCGACAAATATAGCATCTGGATTGTCTACTGGAATTTATTATGCTCTAACAATTAATAGTGATACAATAAAACTTTGTGAAACCTTAAAGGATTCTATCAATAAAGATCCTTTAACTATTAATATCTCTAACGCACCAGTAGCAACACATACTTTAAGTTTAGTAAATCCATCATTATCTCCTATAACTGGCAATAACCTAGTATTTGATTTATCAGATATTTCTCTTAATGGATATAACTTTAAAATATTTTATGATGAAAAATTTAGAAGTGAATTTGTTTCTACGTCATCTACATCGGAATTTTCAGTTAACAAAACTGGATTACCAGGATCTGCAAATGCATCGCTAGAGATTGTTTATAATAACGACATAACTTATCCTCTCTATTATACAATAGAGAAGGATGGATCTATTATTGAACCTGATACTGAAGTTAATAATTATTCTAAAATTAATTTTATCAATAGTGCTTATGATGGAACTTATGAAATAGAAAGCACCACACCAACAACATTTTTAGTATCATTATTCAATTCTCCAGAAAAGAACTCATATCAAAAATCTGATTGCAGTACACTTGAATACAGTACGGCATCTTCGTCTGCAAGTGGTGGAATTAAGGGGATAAGAATCGTTTCATCAGGATCCAATTACAAATTTATGCCTGTTGTTACTAAAGTAAATTCTTTGAATGGAACTGATGCGTACATCATTCCACAGTCTAAAGTTTCGGGCAATCTTAAAGGAATTGAAATCATAGACGGTGGATTTGAATATCCATCAGATAAAACATTAAGACCTAGTACATTGTTATCTAGATCAATATCAATTAAAAATTCGTATACAGTTTCAAATATTTCAGTGTTAGATGGTGGTAAAAATTTTACTACAGCACCAAATATTATAATATTTGACCCCGAAACTGGTAATCAAATTAATTCCGGAGCTTTAGTAGCAAATTTATCTGGATCATCTATTGTGTCAGTGAGCATTGAGCAAGAACCTAGAATTTTATCAACTTCTAATGTAGACTTAAGAACTATTAATAATAGTAATGGAATACAAATTGATAGTATATCTGGAATATCTTCAGGAACTGTTAGTTGCACTATAAGAACACCTCTTTCTGGAGTGTTTCAATTAGGAGAACCATTCTCTGTAGGGGATGAAATTTTTGTTGAGGGAATTCAAAGAGAAGGTTCAAGTGGAGATGGATTTAATTCTGAAGATTATGGATATAAGTTCTTTAAAGTAGAAAATTACCTGTATACTATACCAAGACAGTTGACTTTTTCTGGAGTTTCTACAAATCCAGGAATTGCTAAATCTGATTTGGAATATAATGGAATAATGGTAAACTACAAAAATTACCCTAAATTTTCTGTAGAAAAATTATTTTCAGATTTTATAAATGGTGAAAGTTTAGAAGTGAATTCTGGATTTGGATTTTTTGCTCAGGATTTAAAAATTTTAGAGTCAAATGAAAACTACATCAAAGTAACAGGTAGATATGATTTAAAAATAGGCGACATCATTAGAGGTATTCAATCTGGAACCACTGGAACTATTAGTGATATTGAAAAATCTTCTGGATATTTCATTGTGAACTATAGTGATTTTAAAAATATAGGGTGGAAGGATAATGTTGGTAAATTAAGTGACGATACTCAAGTTATTGCAGATAATGATTATTATCAAAGTTTATCATATTCAGTTAAAAGTACGAAGCAATGGTCTGAGATTGTAAGTCCGGTAAATAATTTATTACACATTAGTGGATTAAAGAATTTTTCAGATACGGAAATCGTCTCTAGTGTTAAAGTAGGCATAGCAACTAATGTAGTAGGGACAGAAAATAATACCAGTATTGTATATAAATTTGTAAATGAAAATAGAGTTGATACTATTAATAATTACGATTTAGTTAATGATGTTGACGTAGTTTCAAATGTTTCCAACTTTTTAAAATTTGAAAATAGAAAATTAGCGGGATATATTGAATCTAAAACTAATAGAGTACTAGAAATAGATGATATTAGTTTTGAGTTTAATAGTCAAGAAGATATTTCCGAAGGGTTTGAATTAAACTATCAAGGAACACCTATTTTTGCAAAAACTTTTAACCCATCAGATTCTTCTGTGGTGAATTTTTCTACTGGTAATTTTAGTATAGTAAATCATTTCTTTAGCACTGGTGAAGAGTTATATTATAATCCAAATGGATCTCCAGTTGGTATTGGATCAACATTAAATAATGTTGGTGTTGTTACGAATAGATTACCGTCTACTGTCTATGCAATAAAAATAGACAATGACAATTTTAAAATTGCAACAAGAAGAGAGTATGCCACAGCAACTCCTGCAATTGGAGTAACTTTTACCAGTGTTGGTAGCGGTACTTCTCACCAATTTGAAATGGTAAATAGGAACAATAAGAGTATTATCAATATTAATGAAGTAATTCAGTATCCTATAGCTTACTCATTAGTTAATCATAATCTTGCTGGTTATTCAGTAGGGTCCTCTACAACTATTTTTGTACTAAGTGGAATTTCATCAGTATTTCCAGATGACATTTTAAAAATTGATGATGAATATGTTGATGTTTTAAATGTTGGATTTGGTACTACTTCTTCTGGACCCATCTCTTTTGCTGGAACATTTCCTTTAGTTAACGTGAAAAGAGGATTTGTTGGGTCATCATCGACATCTCATAGTGGACTAAGTACCGCATATCTCTATAGGGGATCTTATAATATAACCAATAATAAAATATTCTTCACAGATTCTTTAAAATCTACTTTAGGAGTTTCTTCATTTTTTGAAGAGAGTAACATTTTACCATATGTTGCAGATTTTAACGGAAGAGTTTTTCTAAGAAAAAATTATTTAAATAATAAAATTTTTGATAATTTTTCAGATCAATTTACTGGAATTGGTCAAACATTTAAAATAACTGTTGGCGGAGCAAATACTGTAGGATTAGGAACTACTTCAGCGGGTAATGGAATTATTTTCATTAATGGTATATTCCAAACACCAACTACAGAAAATAATAGTTTAGACATAGGCACTAATTACTCGGTGATCGAAGATACCAATGTTGGAGTAAGTAGTATTGTTTTTACTGGTGTAAAATTTCCAAATGGAAATCAAGCAATAGTAAACTATGATGTAAATGTTAATCAATTGCCTAGAGGTGGAATTATTATATCATTAGGATCTACTCCTGGATTAGGGTATGCTCCTCTTGTAGGAGCGTCTGTAACGGCAGTAATTGGTGCTGGTGGATCAATTACTTCAATTGGTATAGGGACCTCAGGAAACTGGGGATCTGGGTATAGGGGCAATGTTTCAATAGCAGTAACACAATCTGGACACTCTGGAACTGCAGCAACAATAACTGCTCTTGTTGGTGCAGGTGGATCACTATCATTTAGTATTGTTGGAGGCGGAACTAATTATACAAATCCAACTATTAACATTCCTTCACCAAGTTATAGTAATCTCCCAATAATTGGAGTTTCTAGAGTAAGTGTGGGACAAACTACAGAGTCTGGAATTGGATTGCTATTGGATATAGAAGTTGGTGCAAGTTCTACTACTGGAATTGGATCAACTTTATTTGAAGTGAAAAACTTTAATATTTCTAGAAATGGGTATGCATTTAAAAAAGGTGATGTTATCAAAGCTGTTGGATTAGTTACAGACAAAAATTTATCTAGTCCAGTTTATGATTTTCAGTTAACTATATTAGAAACCTTTACCGATAATTTTGCTGGTTGGCAATTTGGACAACTGGATTATATTGATAGCGTAAAACCATATCAAGATGGATCCAGAAAAAGATTTCCACTATTTTACAACAATAACTTAATAAGTTTTAGTAAAAATAATTCAGATCCCGATTCACTCCTTATAGATTATAATTCATTACTTGTTATTTTTATAAATGGTATTCTTCAACAACCTGGAGTTGCTTATGAATTTAAGGGAGGAACTTCATTTACATTTACTGAAGCACCTAAAGAACAAGATAAGATCTCAATATTTTTCTATAGAGGAAGTCCAGAGGATAGTATTATTGTTGAAGCTGTAGAATCAATTAAACCTGGAGATATTATCCAAGTATTTTCGAATAATGATTATTTGGGTATTACTACAACACAAAATCCTAGAACAGTTTTTGAAATATCTGCTGCGGACAAAATTGAAACTAATTTATATAATCTTCAAGGTATAGATATTAATCAAGAAAAACCGATTTCTTGGACAAAGCAAAAAGTTGATAGAATTATCGGTGGAAATTTTGTTTCCAAATCTAGAGATTCCTTAGAAACTCAAGTTTATCCAACAGCAAAAATTATAAGAAGTTTTTCTTCAGATGCTGATGAGATATTTGTAGATAATGCAGAGTTTTTTAATTATGAATCTGAAGCTAATATTGATTTTGACGCATTGATAGTTTCTGGAAGGGAAAATACAGTTTCATCGAGAATTGGTGTTAATGTAGAAGTTGACGGATCGTTATCATTTACCATTATCAATGGTGGAAGTGGGTATACTCCAAGTTCATCAGTGCCTCTGAGTATATCTAAGCCTGTTGCGCCTGTTGCGCCTGTTGGGGTAGGAATAACAGCATCAGCGACTGCTATAATTTCTTCTTCTGGAGAAGTTTCTTCAATTAGTGTTAGTGAGGTTGGATCTGGATATAGTACTAATTTCCCACCTCAAGTATTAGTTCCACCACCTAGTATAGTTGTTGATAAAATAAATACAGTTTCTAGTGTTATAGGATTTTCTGGTCAAATAACTGGTATTCAAACTGCCAGTGGAATAGGAACTAATTTAGCAATTAGATTTACATTACAATCTCCTTTAGGATTTTCTGGACTAACAACTGGATATCCAATATATATTTTCAATACTAAAGTTGGTAATGGAGCGACATCTATTATTAATAGTAATAATAACGTTGTTGGAGTTGGAACAACATTTTTAGACAATATTTATTATATCAATGCTTTTAGCGCCTCTTCTGGAATTATAACTTGCAATGTACATTCTTCATCTCCAGTTATTGGCATTGCAACAACAGGAAGTTATCTAGGTAATTTCTCTTGGGGTAGATTATCAGGATTTAGTCGTTCCTCATCTCCAATTTCAATAGGAGTTTCTCAGTACACTGTTGATGTAGGATTAACTACATTTCCAACTATTCAAAGAAGAGGATATGGATTAAGAAGCACTGGAGCTCTTGTAAAGACTCTTCAATAGATTATAAATATAGAAAAAAACACATTAAAATGTCTGCAATTGTAACGGACCAATTTAGAATACTTAATGCTTCTAATTTTGTAGATTCGATTAATAATTCGTCTAATTCTTATTATGTTTTTGTTGGATTAGCAAATCCAAGTCCAGGATCTATTGGATTTGGAAGAACTGATAATTGGGATACTAATACACCACAACCAACAGATAATATTGATTATAATAACCATAATAAAACTACAATTTTGTTTGGAAAAAAAATATCTGATGCAAATATCAGGAGAGTAATTAGAAAAATTGATTGGGTTAGTGGAACAAAATATGAAATGTATAGGCAGGATTATAGTGTTATAAATCCATCACCAATAACAAATTCTTTAAGATTATATGATGCAAATTATTATGTGATTAACTCAACCTATGAAGTTTATATTTGTATTGATAATGGATCGTCAGGAATTAATACAACTGGCAATTCCTCTCAAATAGAACCAACTTCTTCAGACATAGAACCAATAAAATTAGAAGATGGATACGTTTGGAAATATCTTTATACAATCTCCCCAAGTGATGTAATTAAATTCGATTCTACTGAGTACATTACAGTTCCAAATAATTGGGGATCAAGTCAAGATCAACAGATATCTGCAATAAGAGAAAATGGAAATTCTCCATTGAGTAATAATCAGATTAAAAAAGTGTACATTAAAAACCCAGGATCTGGATATCCACTCACCAATGAGGGGCAGCCTTGCAAAATAGTTGGTGATGGATCTGATGGAACTGTTTTAATTGAAATAAATCCAAGTGATAACAGTATTTCTGACGTTACTGTTACTACTGGTGGTAAAAATTATACTTATGCCTTAATAGATTTGGGGACAACGGGAACCCCAGCAACTGCAGCGGAATTAATACCTATAATACCACCATCAAGAGGTCATGGATTTGACCTTTACAAAGAATTAGGTGCAGATAAAGTTTTAGTGTACGCTAGATTTGATGATACATCAAAGCAATTTCCCATAGATACTAAGTTTGCCCAAATTGGTATTTTGAAAAATCCATATACATACGATTCTTCGGGTATTGGAACAACATTATACACATCTAATGAATTTTCTAATACATATTCAATACAACTTGCTGCAAATAGTATTCAAAATGAACAAAATATTTCGGTCGGTGATATTATAACACAAAATGTATCCAATGGAAAAGCATATGGATATGTCATTTCATATGATTCTGAAACTAAAGTTTTAAAATATTATCAGGATAGATCTTTATATTATGATGGTGGTGGTGGATCTACCAACGTAGATTTTGCTGGAATATCCTCATATTTTTCAAATTCTACTAATACTATTTTACAATTTCAAAATAGTGAACAAAGCAATGAATCTATTCAAGGAGTAGATTTTTCTGGAAGTGTATCCTCATTTAGTGGTATTGTAACAACAATAGGATCAAAAGTTATAAATTTGGGGGTTAATTTTACTTCAGGCGTTGCTTTACCTCAGATAAATAGTAAGTCTGGAGATATAATTTATATCGATAATAGACCAACAGTATCAAGAAGTCTTAGACAAAAAGAAGATTTTAAAATCATTCTGGAATTTTAAAAAATGGCACAAAAAACTAATCTTAATATAAGTCCATACTTTGATGATTTTTTTGAGGATGGTGTTGGAGCTAGGGACAAAAATTACTATAAATTATTATTCAATCCAGGAAAACCAATACAAGCTAGAGAGTTAAATACTCTACAGTCTATATTGCAAAACCAGATAGAAACATTTGGCAGTCATATTTTCCAAGATGGATCTATGGTGATCCCAGGAAATATAATTTTTGATAATCAATTTTATGCGGTAAAGTTAAACAATAATCAATATGGTTTAGATATTCAACAATATGTTGAACAGTATGTAGGAAAACAAATAATAGGACAATCATCTGGAGTTAGTGCTACAGTCAGATATGTACAGATAATAAATTCTGAAGTAGAAAATGTAACTTTATATGTTAAGTATAACAATTCAGATACAAATTTTGAAATAAATCCATTTAGTGATAATGAGCTACTTTATTCCACTGAATCAATATCATTTGGTTCTAGTGGCAATGTAATTACTGCAGGAACACCCTTTGCCTCTACTATATCTTCAAATTCAACTGAGATAGGTTCAGCTGCCTCTATTGGAGAAGGGGTTTACTTTATCCGAGGAACTTTTGTTAGAGTTCCAAAACAAACAATTATTTTAGATTATTATAGTAATACACCATCATATAGGGTTGGTTTGTCTATAACTGAAGAAATTATTACACCTAATGATGATCCTTCTTTATATGATAATGCTAGAGGGTTTACTAATTACGCCGCTCCTGGAGCAGATAGATTTAAAATTACTTTAACGCTATCTAAGAAACTTCTAACTGATACTAATGATATTGATTTTGTAGAACTTTTAAGAGTTAGATCTGGTGGAATACAAAAAGTAGAAAATAAAACTAGTTATTCTCTCATAAGAGATTATCTTGCACAAAGAACATATGATGAATCTGGGAACTATTCTGTTACTCCTTTTCAAATTTCAGTTAATGATTCGGTGAATAATAGAATTGGAAATGATGGATTATTTTTTGATACTGAAAAAACTAATCAAGGAAATACTCCATCTGATGATTTGATGTGTTTAAAGATTTCTCCAGGAAAAGCATATGTAAAGGGATATGATATTGAAAAAGCTGGAGTAGAAATTATTGATGTAAATAAACCAAGAACTACGGAAACTGTTTCATCTGTAAATATTCCCTTTCAGATGGGAAATTTATTAAGAATTAATAATGTTACAGGATCTCCAAAACAAAAAGAAGTTGTATATTTACAAAATAGAAGAAAAGATAGCACTACAGTTTCTGCAGGAACAACAATAGGTTCAGCTAGAGTTTACAATATAACCGTAACTGATGCAGCATATTCCAATGCAGCAACAAATTGGGACCTGTACTTATATGATGTTCAAACATATACAGAATTAACACTAAATCAAACTGTTTCCTCTGTTGATTTACCTGTAACTTCCTTTATTAAAGGAATAAGTAGTGGTGCTAGTGGATACGCAGTTTCTGCAGGCAATAATTCTAATAGTATTAGAATTAATCAAACATCTGGATCATTTTCTGTAGGAGAGAAAATTTTAATAAATGGAGTTGAAGTTCCATCTAGAACTATTTCTGCAATTAAAATTTATGGTGTTGATGACATTAAATCAGTACATCAACCAACTTCTATTTCTGGATTTAATATTCCATTTTTATCTGATACTCAACTTAATAGAATTTCACGACAAGAAATTATTACAATAAGTGCAGAAAGTGGTGGAATTAGTACAGCAACAGTATCATCACCTGCATCCTTCACAGGTATAAAAACGGATAGTATAATTAGATATCAAAGAGCTGGAATTTCAACCGAAGTTTATAATAGAATTATTTCTATATCTCCAGGATTAAACTCAATAACTCTATCAGGAGTAAGTAGTGTATCTGGAGTCTGTGATGGATCTTTACCAAATTCTCAATATAGTGGCAATTATTCTATTGGAGTCCCAACCATTCAAAATGAAAATGAGGGATTTTTATACGCACAATTGCCAGATTCTAATGTATCTTCTGTAAATTTAAGCAATTCAACTATAACTTTTTCTGCACAAACAAATACATCTTTTACACCAACAGTAGCATCCAATACCCTAACAGTAAATACAGGAAACTTCAATTTAGGAATAAACTCAATATCTGCAAAATTTGAAGCATTTGATGAAGAAAGATATTCTATTTTTTATAACGATGGTACTATTGAAAATTTAACCTCAGATAAGGTTTCAATAAGTCTAGATTCTTCACAAGTAACTTTTTCACAAATTCAAAATAGAACAATTTCTGCTATAAATGCAACATTTGTTAAAAATAACATTCAAAGCAAAATAAAGCAGTTTAATAGATCTAAAACAATTAATATAATCTATTCAAAAAATTCACAATCTGGTGTTGGCATTAACACTTCTATAAATGATGGTCTAATCTATAACAAATATTATGGATTAAGAGTTCAAGATGAAGAGATAAGTCTAAACTATCCTGATGTTATTAAAGTTATTGCGGTATATGAGTCATTAGATACCAATAACCCCACTTTAGATACACTTACGTTCAGTTCTATTGTAAACGTTACAGATAATGCAATAATAGGTGAAAATATTATTGGCAGCACGACTAATACAGTAGTAAGAGTAGTATCTAAACCTTCCGCAAATACGTTAGGAATTGTTTACTTAAACGATAATAGATTTTTGAAAAATGAAAATGTAACATTTGAAGAGTCTAATATAATTACTGAAATTGAATCATTCACTAAAGGAAAATATAGAGATATAAGTTCTAAATTTACACTAGAAAATGGGCAAAAAGAACAATATTATGATTATTCAAAAATTATCAGAAGATCTGGAGAGTCTTCTCCATCTAGAAGACTTTTAGTGGTATTTGATTATTACTCAGTCCCATCTGATGATACTGGTGATGTTTACACCGCTAATAGTTATGCCCAAGAAAGATTTTCTACAGATATACCAAATATTGGAAGATCTAACATACGTTGCTCTGATGTACTAGATTTTAGACCTAGAGTTTCGGTTTTCACTGGTTCAAATTCCTCGCCATTTGATTTTTCTTCAAGAGTATTTGCGAATGAACCAAAAATTATTATGTCTCCAAATGAAAGTGCTTTGGTTGGATATGATTTTTACCTCGCAAGAATTGATAAACTTGTTTTAGATAAGTCGGGTGCTTTTGTGGTACTTCAAGGAACTCCTGCACTAGATCCAAAAGCACCTAATACGGTAGGTGATGTAATGGAAATTGCATCAATAAATCTTCCACCATATTTGTATAGCACCAAATCTGCATCAATTTCTTTAGTTGATAACAGAAGATATACAATGAGAGATATTGGTAAAATTGAAGATAGAGTTGAAAATTTAGAAAGAGTCACGTCACTTTCTTTATTAGAATTAAACACACAAACATTACAAATCCAAGATGCTCAAGGATTGAATAGATTTAAGACAGGATTTTTTGTAGATGACTTTAAAAATACAAGTTTAATTAATTTTAGGGTGTCTACAGTTGAAGTAGATCCTGTTAATAGTGAACTAAGACCATTGAGACCATCAAATAGTATAAATCTTAGACCTGTCTCATCCGAAAACATTTCTGATGAGTCTATAGATCTAAACACTAATTTTTCTCTTTTTGATTCTAATGTTCAAAAAAGTGGCGATGCTATAACTTTAAAATATGAGTCAATTGGATGGATTAATCAATCATTTGCTACAAAAGTAGAAAATGTAAATCCATTTAATGTAGTTTCTTATAGCGGTACTATAAAATTAAGTCCAGAAAATGATAGTTGGGTTAGAACTGTTCGTCTTCAAGATGTAATTATTAATAGAACAGAAGTTGAGTTTGTTCAGCGTCCTCCACAACTTTGGCTCTTTCCTTTCTGGTTTTTCGGCGGTCGCCGCATAGGCGGCCGCTTTGGCGGTAACGCCCTGCGGCAAGCAATATTCACCCCATTCACCCTCCAACCTGATAGAATTTCCACAACAGTTCAGGAAGAATTTGTAGGATCTGGATCTGAAATTTATATGAGGTCTAGAAACACTGGATTTACTGCAGTAAATTTAAAGCCTCTCACAAGATTCTATCAGTTTTTAGATGGTAATAGTGGAGTTGATTTTATACCAAAACTTGTGGAAATTTCAAGCGATTCCACATTACAAAATTATGGCGCAACAAGAGCATTTTTAGTTGGAGAAACTGTTGATGGATGGATGACAATAGAATCTGGATCAACTGGTCAAGTTTCTAGCCCACTAATGTCATTTAGAGTAGCATATCCAAATCATAAAGAAGGATCTTTTAATGATCCATCACTCAAATATACTCTCAATCCATACGTTAGTTCCGAATCTATACCAGAAAGTTACAGCGCATCTTCCAAAGTACTGAATATTGATATTAATTCTCTATGTGAAGAGGCTCAAGGATTATATGGAGGATATTTAAGAAAGGGAATGAAATTGGTTGGGAGAACCAGCGGAGCTGTTGCTTACGTAAAAGATCTAAGATTGATAACTGATGTAAATGGATTTCTTTCAGGATCCTTCTTCCTAAGAAATCCTCTTGTAATTCCCCCACCACCAGTAAGAATTACTACTGGATCAAAAGTTTATAAGTTAACTAGTAGTTCAACAAATGAAACTCCTTTACCTGGAAGTAAATTAATTTCTTCGGCAGAAACAATTTATAAATCTGAAGGAACTTGGGAGGAAAGAAGGAATATTATAACAAATACTAGAATAACTCAAGCTTTATACCACGATCCCTTAGCTCAATCATTTACTGTTGCAGGAACTACGGAAGCAGATAATGGGAATGTTCCAGATGAAGATTCTAGTGGAGTTTATCTTACATCTGTAGACATATTTTTTGCTAGCAAAGATTCAAATAATGCTCCAGTAACAGTTGAAGTCCGTACAATGGAACTAGGGACTCCTACTAGAAATGTTCTGGGCAAATCTGTAACATTGAATCCTTCAGAAATTCAAACATCATCTAATGCTTCAGTTGCAACTAAATTTACGTTTGAATATCCAGTATACCTAGAACCTAATTTAGAGTATTGTATTGTTGTTTTATCACCACAATCAGATCAGTATGAAGTTTGGATTGCTGAGATGGGAGAAAAGACTATTGAAACGTCAAATCTACCAGATTCTCAAGCAGTTAAATATTCTAGACAATTTGCAACTGGAAGTTTATTTAAATCTCAAAATGGTTCTATTTGGACAGCAAATCAATATCAAGACATGAAGTTTAAACTTTACAAAGCAAAGTTTACATCTCAATCAGGTAGTGTTTTATTCCACAATCCAACTTTAAATGAAAGTAATAATTATATTCCAACTTTACAACCAAATCCAATTACAATTTTCCCCAAAAGAGTAACTGTAGGCATTTCAACAATATTTGATTCCAATACTATAGGAATTTTAACTGGAGGTAGAAAAATATCATCTGCATCCAACCCAAATAATTATGGATATATTGTTGGAACTGGAAGTTCTGTTTCATCGGTAGTGGTGACTGATGGCGGAGTTAACTACAAAGTTACAAATAATGTATCTACTTATAATATAACTGGAAAAGGTTCAGGATTGAGATTGAATGTAACTAGTGTCTCTGTAGGATCATCTAGCATTTCAGCAGTAACAATTGCAAATCCTGGAAATGGATACGCAAACGGTGATGTTGTTGGAATAACAACAGCAGATGTTTCTCCAGCTGGTGGAAATAATTCTGTAATAACTATTTCTGGTATTTCTGGTCTTGATACTTTATACTTATCCAAGTTTCAAGGGGAGTCATTTAATGTTGGTATCAATAGTTTAGTTTATTATGATGGGTCAGGAAATCCAGTAGCAATCGCTGGAACAAATATACTATCATCCACTAATGAGGGTGGAGTTTATTCTGGAAACTTCTTTAAAGTTGATAGTTTTCAACATGGAATGTATTCCAGCACAAATAAAGTTCAAATTTATAATATAGAGTCGGATATACCTCCAACTTTATTAACAAATTCAGTATTGTCTTCATCACAAACAATTAGTGTGGCATCAACATCAAATTTTGATATATTTGAAGGAAAAGTTGTTGATTCAACTAATAGAGGATATTTAAAAATTGATGGTGAAATAATTGAATATACTGGTGTTGGTGCAGGTACTATTCAAGGTTTAACAAGAGGATTTGATTCTACACAGGTATCTGATCATGATATAGGTTCTTCAGTATATAAGTACGAACTTGGTGGAGTATCTTTGAGAAGAATCAATAAAACTCATAATATAAATTCACAAAATATTGATATTGATAGTTATAATATTGAGTTTGATCGATCTGTAAATGGTTTAGATAGAAGTACAGATACTAGCACTGCTGGTTATCCTGAACTTTCTTTCAATGATGAATTATCCTGTGGCGGTAGTGATGTGCGTGCAAGTCAAAATATTCAGTTTGAAAATATTATTCCCCACGTTTCATTGCTAAATCCTGGTTCCTTCACCTCAGTTAGCAGTCAAATTAGAACTGTAAGTGGAACAAGTGTAAGTGGATCAGAAACTCCTTTTATAGATCAGGGATATGAATCAGTAGAACTTGGTGTCGAAAACAGACTTTTATCTACAAGACTGGTTTGCTCTAAAGTTAACGAACAAGAATATTTGAATTCATTATTGAAAAATAAATCTTTCACTTTAAAACTTGATTTAGCATCATCAAATACTAACTTATCCCCAATGGTATTTTGGAAAGAGTGTTCTGCTGAGTTTTTAACAAGCAGAATTAATTCACCAATTAAAAACTACGCATCAGATGGTAGAGTTAATAGTGTTTTTGACGATCCCCATTCTGCAGTTTATTTTTCAAATTTAGTTTCTCTTGCTCAACCAGCAACATCATTAAAAGTAATATTAAGTGCCTATCGCCATTCTTCTGCAGATTTTAGAGTTTTATATGCACTAGTAAGACCAGATTCTAGTGAAGTTGTTCCAACATTTGAATTATTCCCAGGATATAATAATTTAACAATTGATAACAATCAGGATGGATTCTTGGATGTGGTTAATTCTGCAAATAATAATGGTTTGCCAGATGTCGTTGTTCCAAACAGTTTTGAAAATCAATTCCTAGAATATGAATTTAGTGCTAATAATCTTGGATCTTTCTCAGGATATATAATTAAAATAGTAATGTCAGGAACAAATCAAGCTTATCCTCCAAGATTTAAAGATTTAAGAAGTATTGCTTTAGCATAATGATTCCAGTTAAAGGTCATACAAATTTATATCGTGATGAACAATCAGGTGCTATAATTAATTGTGACTCTCAGTCATATAATCAATACATGATTGCAAAAAATAATAGAGAATTGCAAAAAAATGAAATAGAAAAATTGAAAAGTGATATTGAAGAAATTAAATCTCTACTGAGGGAGTTGATAAATGGATCCAGATGAAATTACTTTAAGTTCTATAGATAAATTATTTGAGTATGAAAAACATGTTCGTTTAATTGATGAACTAGATCAAGAGGAATTGAAAAAATTTGCAAAACTTTATTGTAAGTTATATTTAAAGCAACAGGAAGTCTTATTAACTATAATGTGAAAGTATAAATAAGAAGTAGAGCTTATAAAATAAATGGCAGCAGTTTACGTCAATAACTTAGTTGTAAATGCTGGTACTGATTTTACTCAAACTTTCACATTAGAGGCAACAGAAACAAATTCTGTACTTGATTTATCTAACTATTCTGTTGCCGCTAAAATGAGAAAATGGTCTGGAAGTACTTCTGCAGTGACATTCTCAAGCTCAATTATATCACCAAGTACTTCTGGAAAAATTTCAATTGGACTAACTTCTGGAGAAACTTCGCAATTAAAACCTGGTAGATATGTGTATGATGTTGTAATTACAGATAGTGTACAAGTAAAATCCAGAGTAATTGAAGGAATGGTTCTCGTAAGAGAAGGAGTTACCAGGTAATGTCTGGAATACAAGTAAGAGTTGGAAATTCTGATATAAAAGTTAGAGTTGGGCAGCAAAATGCAACAAAAGTTGTATCTAGCGTTTCTGGATCTCCTGGAGGGGATTCAACAAATGCTATTAATGCTATTAATGTAGTAGGTGGCATTGCGTCAGTCACTCAACTTAATGTAAGTGGTGTTTCTACTTTTATTGGGATAGCGACTTTTAAAAATG